GTAAGACCAGCGACACCAGATCAATCCCCATCGGTTAAGTCTGTTGGTATTTTTGGACAGCTTACTGGTAGTAGAGCAGATTTAATACTTGCAGATGACTGTGAGGTTCCTAATACAGCTTGGACTGTAGGAATGAGAGAGAAATTAATTGTATCTGTCGGAGAATTTAATGCGATCCTGAAACCAGGTGGAGAAATTATGTTCCTGGGTACGCCTCAGACGGAAGAAAGTATCTATAACAAACTGCAAACAAAAGGATATGAATGTCGTATCTGGCCTGCAAGGTATCCAAAGAAACCACAGAAATACGGTGCATCTCTAGCACCAATCATACTTGAGAATTGTGTCGAACTTGTTAATAAACCAACTGACCCTGATCGTTTTAATGAACTAGATCTAATTGAAAGAGAAGCTAGTTATGGTAAGTCACAATTCACGCTTCAGTTTCAACTAGATACGACACTCAGTGATCTAAATCGTTTCCCTCTTAGATTATCTGACTTAGTAGTTTTAGAAGTTGACCAAGACGCACCTGAGAAAGTGGTGTGGTCTTCTGGTGCTGAGTATCGGATTACTGATTTACCTGCTGTTGGGTTTAGTGGAGATTATTATCACAGGCCAGCGTTTATACATGGACAGTGGATTGAGTTTCAAGGATGCGTAATGTTTATAGATCCTTCAGGTAAAGGTTTAGATGAGACTGCTTATTCCATTGTCGCTCATCTCAATGGAAATTTATTTGTATTGGAAGTGGGTTCCTTCCGTGAAGGTTATACCGAACCTGTCTTAAGAGGAATTGCAGAAGCAGCTAAGCGTAGAAAAGTAAAACTGATTCTTTTAGAAGATCAGTTTGGTCAAGGCATGATGGAAAATTTATTGCAGCCTTACCTCAGAGAGGTCTACCCCTGCACGATTGAAGCGACTAGGAGCAACGTCCAGAAGGAAAGAAGAATTATTAATGCTCTTGAACCAGTAATGAATCAACATAGATTGATCTTTAATCGCTCGGTAATTGAAGATGATTCCAAAGCTAGAGATGATGATTCAGTAGAGACAGCCTTGGCATACCAGTTGTTTCATCAATTAACTCATCTCACTGTCGATAAACAATCTTTACAACATGATGACAGATTAGACTCATTGGCTGGTGCAGTTCAATATTGGAACGAGTCTCTTGCTATAGATGAAGATAGAGCTATTAAGGAACGTGAACAAGAACTCTGGGAATTGGAATTGGCAGCGTATAAAGGTGATATTGAGGGCCTTCTCGATGCACAAATACTTGGTGTCCCACTCACACAAGTCCAAAATAAAAACCCAAAAGCAGGATGGATCAGAACCCACGGGAACCACTAAATACAGACCTAGAGGATGGGTGGTGCGTATCCCTGCTGCTTTTGTTGGGTATGGTTCTGTTACTGATCGTGGATTCCAGACGGTTGTTGTAGCTGAAACTCCTGACCATGCTTTAGATGTCGCTTCCGATTCTCATGTGTGGGAGCACTTGGATTTTCCTGTGAGCGATTTCCAGGTGTTCCCTCAGAATCCTCTTTAGACTCTCCACTTACGATTACGATCTGGTGGATGGTGACTAGCTACAGTTTTTTCTAATTGATTAATACGGTTAAATAATTCTCTAGTGTCTCGATCTCGGCGGTTACTGATATTGCTAAGTGACATGATGACAACGCTGGCTGTTGCACCAATGATTGCTGCTGTAATCTCTGCCACTGTTCAAAATAACAAATTGTGTCTAGTGTAGGACGGCCTACCACTGATTTCTATGGAAGAAAAGAAAGTAAATGAGTCTAAGAAAAAGAATCCCCTGCAAAAATTAAAGGAGGGTTTGGATGATAAAGAAGAACAACTGCAAGTTTTATCTACATTTGTACGTTTAGGAGTTGTGATTTGGAGTGGATTTATATTAACTTTAAACTATGTAGAATTGCCTGGTTTAGGTAAACAAGAAAGGATCGACCCGACTTTCATAGCAAGTGTTTTCACGGGTGCATTAGCTTCATTTGGGCTTGAAACTGCAAAGAAAAGAGGAGATGGAACTTACAAAGCTGATGAAGAGAAGAAGAAGGCAGAAGCAGCAGGGGGATTTGCTAATGGTGTCCCTTATACCATCATCAAAGTCGAGACTCCTATAAAGTTAGTACCAGATAAACCACGTATTGATCCTATTTCTGGTAAAGAAGTAGATCCACAAACAGGCAAATTGACATGAAGAAGCTATTAATCCTGTTCTTATTGGCTACACCTTGCCAAGCAGAAATTATCTCCAAGCTTTCTAGCTCTACTTCTTTGTCGGTTGGAGGCAGTAGCACTCAGGCCGTGAGGATTCCGTCAACGTACGCAGTGTCGGGAACAAATATGAAGGTTAGCACTGGGGAGCACTTTGGAAAGCTTACAGCAGGATCAGCTACAGCAGCCGCTACGCTTGATGTTGGTGTGTACGAGATAAATACAGCAGGATCGGCGTTCTCGTTTAGCGAATCGTGGACTCAAGGAGACGCCATACCAGCGATAGGAAGTGGTGTAGACGTAAGCAGCGGTGTAGTGGCTGACATGCCTGTTTTTGGTGATACAACTACTATCTCAGGTGGTGTTGCTGGTACGCTTGCTGGTACTGTGGTTAGCTCTGGCGTGGTTACAGTTACAGCAGGTGGTGCAAATACTACGGCTGTAGGACAGGTAACTAGTGAACTCACGGCTAGATGAGGTTAATACTGTGCGCACCTTTTTATTTTTTGTATTGCTGTTTAGCCCTACTGTTCAAGCCGTACCAGTGGTTCCTCAGTTTACACAGGGTACGCAAACAACTCACACGGAAACGACTACAAAAATTACAGAGACAATCAACTCGATTGACATAGATACAGGCTGGCAATACACAGTGACAGGCACAAATATGAAACATTCTGGTTCATCTGTGTCTCCAACAACCATAACTGCCCCTTCTCAAACCACTGATGGCATTACTTACACATGGGTTGGCTTAGATCATTCCAACAAACCAAATTGGGAGCTAGAAGTACCAGGTTCAGCCTTCCAATTTACCGAAACATACGCTGCTCCTGGGGTCAGTCAGCAAACAATTATCCAAAGAACCACCGATCAAACAAGTGTCACCGACACAACAAGCATTTTTCAACAATAGTTTATGGATTACTATCGCTTAACTTCGCTTTGCCTGCTTACTCTGGTGATGTCGGCGGCGTTAGTGCTACCGCTGCTCCCAATGCTTCGTCTAGTGGAAGCGTTATCAACCAAGGAGTCCAAGTTTTACAGGGGCCATTCCACACCAATACATACGGAAATGGAATCCAGTGCCAAGGAACGACCTTATCTATTACACCATTCATCACAGGAGCCTTATCGTTAAAAAGACCCTACGAAAGTTTCTACCAAGATCCCGTTTACGATACAAGTGATATAAATGACGATGGAATTATTGATAATCCAGGTCATGTTTTATATTTCAAAGATGTAAGAACAGGACAGAAGGACTCTACAAGCATCACAGGCGGCCTCTCAGCAACGCTTTCGATTCCACTGGATAAAAGATTCACAAATCGTTGTTTGTCGGTTGCTACAACCCAAGACAAGATACAACAGCAAGTCTTAGCCAATAGAAGGCTTGATTTTGAAATCGCAAGGCTTCGTGAATGTAGTAATTTCAAGGCTAAAGGAATTAATTTTCATCCTGATAGCCCGTCATTTTCTATTTGTGCAGATATTTTGACGACTCCCTACAAGGAAGAACCAATACCTCATGTTCATTCTATTTCCTCAGTCTCCTCTGCTCCGCTTGGCGTTCACGAAGTGAAAGCACCTTCGGCTTCTTCCCTTGAATAGCAAGGATCTTCTTGGTAATCTTTTTTGAAAGAGATTTAACTTGACCTTTTAGTTGTTTCTGTACCATCTTTGCGATGGGTTGACCTAATACAGTGACTCCGACAACAGAAGTAATTGCTATCGCACTTGTATTAAGTAATGTCGTTGGTGGTGGAGTGTAAGTGTTAACAACCTCCAGTACACTTCTTTCCTCGTATAGAGTTTTGCATTGATTTCCATCTCGTTCATACCCTCGAATTATTTTTGTTCCGTATTTCCCGATTGCTCCTACTGGTAAATCGTCAGGTCTAGGGCAAGGAAGGATCTTAGGAACTAAAGGACTTGGTGGTGGGAGTGGTGAGTTGTTGTCTGCTATCTCATTATTGGTTTCTTCTTTCTTGTCTTCCTGTTTCTTTTTCTTTACAGGATCAATTTTTGGTGCGTCGGGTGCTGGTGGAGTTTCTGTTACGTTCTCTGGTCTGTAAGTAACAGGATTAAACGAAGGCATCCCTGCATCACAGTACACCTGAACTCCCTTATCGTCATCTGTATTTAATTTTTTATTGCTACCTGCGTCTGGGTGTGCTTCAACGCAACCAGGGATTTCAAATATTAAATTAGGTGCTGGTAATGAAAGAGTTACGGGTTGAACATTGGGTATGTTCGGAGAAATCGTGTCGATAAAATTATCAGGGATAAAAATATTATCGATTTGTATATCTGGTATTTCATCCACTTAACAATCCACGAAATCGCCACCAATATCTTTGCCAATTTGTCCTGCTTTTTTAACAGCAACTGCACTAGCAATCCAGCCTATGATTGGGATGTTGGACAATGTACTAGCAGCAGGAGTAGCAGTAACTAAAGAAGTTCCTACAATTTCGCCATTAGATTCTGCACTACCTTTGTTTTTAATACATTGAAGATAGCTAGCCGCTAATGCTGCATTTTCTCCAGGTTGATGTGCAACATATTCTTTCCTTGTGTAATCAGTTTTGCCATTCCACTTGGATTTTTCTGAACTAAATAAAACTGTTTTAGGTGAGTGCATGTTATGCCTTATCGTCACCTCTAATCCTTTCTCATCTTTCTTGTATCGCATCTGGCTACTGCTGTTTTCTGTTGTAGCTAGCGATGCAAGATTAGGCAGCGAATCCCCTGACTTGCTTAGTAAGACAAGGGAAAAGAAATTACTACCAATTAATCCGAGACCGAGGAGAAGAGGAAGATAGTTACCTTCCTTCAACTGTGTCATAACTTAGGTAATCCTGTTGTGGTGGGCATTGAAGGCATTGATTGTTTAACCAATGAAGGGATTTCACCTTTAACCTTATCCAGAATTATATTCACAACTTTATCTTTATTCAAGTAACCAAAAACACCAAGGCCAATAATCCCTAAGTTGAGTGTGAGAGAAGCAATTGCAATAGCTTTCATTTTGTTAATGTTTCTATCTTTTCAATGTAAGTGTTATTTTCCCAGTTATCAAACGATTCTTTCCCCCATTGTCCATAAGTTTCTTCTCCTACAGGCTTTTCAATAGGGGTAAAAGGTAGTGTTTTAACATAATTCCAAAAGGGACTATCAAACTTAGATCCTGTCTTGTAATGCCATAAGACAAAGTTTGCAATTGAATTAACTTCTTTATGTAGTAAATGCAAGCATTGAGGAATATCTACTTTATTAATAAAACGATCATAACCAACTCTAGCAATCCATAGATATAATCCAGTAGCTGTTGCTTCAAGAGGTTCAATAAATGCACACTGATTACCATTTAACAATGTACGTTCACCGACGAATGGATTAAAAGAACAGTAGTTATCAAACTTCATTGAATGTTCTATTTCATTTACTCCAAAGCGTTCTTGAAAGTCTTTTGTTGCTTCTTCTTTAGAAGTTAACTCACAATTATATAAATAACCTAAGCTTAATTTATCTTCAATAGGAACTACAAAAGTCCAACCATTAGGAGTTGCTTGTGCTTCTGTCCAAAGCATTTCTTTTTTTGGAAGGCTTGCAAGTAAAACGGAATTAATAGGGTTGATAATAGTATCTAAGTTATCTTTATCTCTAGCTTTCCTACCCCGACAGTCAATTATAAAATCAGCGTCAATCTCTTTTTCTGGGTCAGTTATTTCTTGTTCTATAACATTAAACTTTCCACTAGATAAAACAGCATCACTTAATTTCTTAGGAGTGTAGTGAATGGATACTTGATCCATTGAGTAGAAGGAATGGAAAATTTGATCTTTCTTTGTTCCCCAGTTCTTATATAGAATCCCTGTTTTTAATGTTGCTCCAATAGGATTATTAAACCAATCAAAATCTAAACAAGTAGAAATTAACCCTGTAACAGGAATAGTTGTCCCCTGCCCAACTCGTTCAATTGGGTGGTGTACTGAATCGTGATATAAATCAATTTCTAAATCTGGTTGGTATAGCCTCCAATGAAGAGCTGAAACGCAACCAGCATTACCAGCACCAATAATTGCAAGTTTATTCTTCAAATGGAATGTCGTGTTTTTTTAAATGATCCATATAAAATTGACCCAGTTTATTATGTTGGTCATTAGAAGGAGTTTCTGATAATTCAAGAGTGTGTTTTTGATCACTTGAGTCTGTGTATTCTAATTTAGCCATAATTTTTTAATAGTTAATTAAATTTAAACGTCTGCACAAGCACTAGGAAAGGTTCGTGTATCACCTGGCCAAATGATTCTTACAGCACCGTTGGAAGCAGAGTAAGAGTTTGAGCAACTTTGACCATTTGAAGCCCCACCTTCACCACCACCATAAGTACGACCATTACGAGTGTAGGCTCCATTACAACGGTCATCTTCGTCTGCGTTGCAACCAGCATTGCCTTGTCCGTCACCACCTTGTGCTCCAGAAGCAGTTTTATCACCGCCGAGGCCTCCAGTAGAGGAAGATGTAGTTCCAATTAAACCAGAACCGCCGCCACCACCGCCTCCATTACAACTACCTGTTTGGCTAGCCATACCGCCGCCACCAGCAGCGTCACTAGACCCTGCAATACCATAACCACTATTTTCTGTATCACCACCACCACCTCCAACATCGCCAATATATCCACCTGCTCCTCCTCCTCCGCCGCCCCATCTGTAGCCAGCCCAAGAGGAGTACGATCCACCAGCACCACCATCACCACCACCATCTCTTTCACTACCTGAGCTAGTGCCACCAGTTTTATAATAAGCACCTCCACCTTGAAGAGTACTGGAATTAATGAAATATGAATCTCTAGCAGTACTAGAACTTGCTTTTAATCCAACTTGAAGAGATATTGATGAACCAGGTGTTACGGAGATATTATTACCATAAGCTAGAGCACCACCACCACCTCCATTCATACTACTAGAACTCCCTGCACCTATACAAACCACGCTAACTGACGTGACTCCAGCAGGAACGGTCCAAGTATGACTTCCAGTTGATGTGAACTCAACTTGACCTGGATCAGCAGCAACCACACCCCCCGCGCCTAATAGCATTTGTTGAATAGGCATTAGCTTAACCCCGCACCTGAGATGTAGGCAGTATCAGCCGCTGTGAAAAGCAGGGTAGCCATTCCTCTAGTAGCAAGCGTTCGATTCGCATTAGTTCCATCGGCGGTGTTATACATATTTGTACCTTTAGTAATAGTTAAATCACCAGCCGTATTATTGACAATAGTTATAGCTTGACCTGCGGAGAAAACGCTGTCAGGAACTGTAATATTTCCACTAGCTAAGATATGCTTTCCTGCGTCTCCTGCAACCAAGGTATAAGCCCCTGCTTGAGTGTTTTGAACAATCGTTCTTAACTCGCCTGTACTATCGGTAACTGATCCAGTAACGGTTACTCCCGCCGCTGTCGTGGTTAATCTGACATTACCCGAATTGTATAAATAAAGAGCACCTGCAGCCGTTCTATAAATGTCATAGTGATTTGTGGTTCCATTATTTGAACCTATCGAAGAGAAAAAGTTATCTAAAAGTATTAAAAGATTAGGTTTAATAAAGGATACTA